ACTGGAAGCGAGACGACGGTCAGTTCATCCCTCTGCCGGCTTCGTGGATCAATGCTGAGGGCTGGCTGGATTCTGCTGGCAAGACGGAATACGACGCGAAGGAGTTGGAAGTGATCGAGCTTTACAACGACCTGATGGGGCCTGAGTGGCCGCGGGCTGTTGCCGAGCCGTACAGCGCACCGCGCGCTACTGCAATCCGCGAATTTCTTGGGTTCCGCGACATACCGGACATGGCCCGCAAGTATTTCGAGTACTGCGCTGGCAACATGGAACCATTCGACGCTTGCGGATTTGACTGGCTCATCCGGCAGGAAACCTACTTACGCGCCAGAGAAGGCGCACACCGACAGAGGAAAGCAGCATGAGCGCCAACGAACTGCAACGCTCCATCCCGCAAAGCATTGAATCTGAGCAATCGGTCATCGGCGCCCTGCTGATCGACAACGATGCGATCGACCGCCTTGGCGATCTGCGCGCTGAACACTTCTTTCGCGCCGACCATCGGCTGATCTTCACCGAGATTGTCGACCTGATCTCTGCGAGCGTTGGCGCGGACATGATGACCGTGTTCGAACGCCTGCAAGCCAAAGGGCGCGCCGCGGACGCCGGCGGCCTCGCGTACCTGAACGCGTTATCGCAGAACACGCCTAGTTCGGCGAACATTACGCGGTATGCGGAGATCGTGCGCGACCGTGCGCAGAAGCGCGGCCTGCTAGCTCTGTCGCACGAGATTCAGGATTCAGTCGGCGCAACGCCTGACAGCGCGGCCGTACTGATCGACCAGGCATCGGCCAAGCTGGAAAAGCTTGGCGAGGCGATCGTCAAGTCGGAGCCAGTGCACGCCGGCCAGTCGCTTGCCGACTATCTGGATTACATGGATCAGCAGATAGACGGCCTGATAAAGCCCGTACCTACCGGCCTTACGGACCTTGATCGCAAACTCGGCGGCGGCTTCTATGGCGGTGATCTGGTGATCGTCGCCGCGCGCCCATCAATGGGCAAGACCGCGTTCTCGTTGACCGTTGCACAGAACGTATCGCGCGATATGCCGGTCCTGTTTCTGTCGATGGAAATGAAGAACGTTCAGCTACAGCAACGCCTTGTGTCGTCGGTTAGCGGCGTGACGATGGCGCAGTTGCGCGACCCTGCCAGCCTGGATCAATCGCACTGGCACGAGATCACCGAAGCGGCGAAAACGATCAAGGACCTGCACCTGTACCTTGATGACCAACCGAACCTGACGCTGCTCGAAGTGCGCAGCAAGGCGCGCGCTGTCAAGCGCAAGCATGGGCTGTCGTTGCTCGTTGTCGACTATCTGGGCCTGATGGCTACGGGCAGCGAAGAACGCCGCGACCTGCAAATCGGCGCGTTGACGAAGGGGCTGAAGAACCTCGCGAAGGAACTCGACGTGCCCGTAGTCTTGCTGTCGCAGCTCTCGCGCAAGTGCGAGGAACGGCCGAACAAGCGCCCTCTCTCGTCTGACCTGAAGGATTCCGGCGACATCGAAGCCGACGCCGACACGATCCTGTTCCTGTACCGCGACGAGGTGTACAACCCCGACTCGCCAGACAAGGGCATTTGCGAGGTCATCTGCACTAAGCAACGACAGGGCGAAACCGGCATCACCGGCTTGGTTTTCCACGGAGAGCGAACGCTGTTCGAGGATCTGGCGCACGGTCATGCATTCGGTCAGCGCTCCGAACCTGACCGCCCGAGAGCCCGCAGCCGTGGAATGGACTGAACAATTTTTTGCGAACTTCACCGATACCGTGGTAGTATCCGTTTATAATGACGGTATCGGTTTTCCGGGCGGAAATCGACTAGAAATCTTTCATGTGAAGAAATAAAAAAAGGAACTGAGAATGAACACTAACGAGGCATCTTTAGGACAAAGTACTGTACAAAAATACAGTACGACTGAAAAAACTGACCTTGAGCACGCGGTATTCGCATTGGAATGCACGGCTCGATGGCTCGATAACGGGTCCGATCCGGCGCAAGCAGCGGAGCAAATCCGGCTTGCTATTGCTCAAATAAAGGGATGCATCGCGGATTGCGATGTGAATCACGATCCGGCCGACGCCCGCCAGCCTGCCGCTATAGACAAGCAAGAGGCCGCAGTAACGCGTGAAGAGGTCGAGCAGGACGAGCGCGGGGCGTTGAATTTTGTCGAGCTTAACGACCTCATGGACACAATGCAGCATGCGCCGCACGGAGTTGGTGCTCGCAGGAAAGACGCCGTAGTGTTCGCAGATACCGCGCAACGGGCAGCGCTTGCCCGCGCCGCATCAACTTCCGCCAATGTGGCGCAGGGTTTTCTGACTGACGAACAGAAATCTGCCGTCACACAAGCGGCTGACGTGATGGGCGCTAATGGATTCCATTGGGTAGAGGAAACATTGCGGCAAATCGTATCCGCCAATGTGGCGCAGGGTGCGGAGGCGGTGGAAACGTGCAAATGCCAACGCCTGGGGGATTGGAAAGGCTTTCATCATCCGCTATGCGACACCGCCCCGCCAGCACAGACAGCGCTCACCGACGCCGAGATTGCTGCGTGCGCGATTCAAGCGTGTGAATGCAGGACTGCGGCAGACGGCTGGATTTTCGACAACACGGACCAGCTTCGCGAGTTTTTGGCCGCCGCTCAATCCGCAAGCGGAGACGCCAAGTGACAAAAACTGTCCTGTCCGTAGTCGGCGCCATCGTTCTCGTGCTCGCGCTGCTCGGCACATTCGGCATCGGCCACTTCCGCCTTTACTACGGTGCCCATCCTCTTTCCTGCACGTCGGAGACCGCATGACCATTACCCGAGCATCGATGCTTGCCGGCTTAGTCCGCACTCTGATGGCTGACGGCAAGCCGCGCACCGCGCAGGAAATCGCCGCGGCAGTCGACCGCGACGTTAGCAACGTGAACGACTTCCTGCGTCTGGCGCGCGCACCCGGCCAGCATCAGGAGTTGCACGCGATGGACCGTGGCGGCAATCACGGCGCAGTGCGCTATGTGATCGGCAAAGGCGATAACACCTATCTGCGGGCCTGCCCGGTGAGCGATAGCCAGATTCACGAAGAAGAAATGACGGACGAGCAATTGGACGCCCTGCACCGCCCGCGCGCTAAGTGGTGGCCGAAAGCCGATCCGACGCTGCTCAACGCTGTCAATGCAATCGTGCGAATGGGGGTTCGGCAATGAACGTAAAACCTGGGGATCTCGCTTATATAGTCGCCGGCATGGAAAGCCCTAGTCCAAATGCCGGAAAGGTCGTCGAAGTCAAATCGTTCTTTGGATTCGATAGCGAATTCGGGCCTTCTTGGAATGTTAAAGCAACGTCGCCTCTGGTCATGACGGATGACTCGCTTCTCGTCGAATTGGATGTTCCAGACGCATGGCTTCGCCCCATAAGCGGCGTTCCTGTAAACGACGAAGTGACCGACGACATCAAGGAGCCAGCATGATAACCGGCGAAACCAGCTTACAAGCCTACCTGTCCGTGCGCGACGATGGGACGGTCGCCAACCAGCAATCCAAGATCCTCGCACTGCTGCGCACGATACCGGCGACGGCCTTGTCGCGGCTCGACATTGCGAACTTGACCGGCATCCGGCTATCTAGCGTTTGCGCGAGAGTAGCCGAGCTGCGCGCCGAGGGCCATGTCATCGAGCCATCAACGCGAAAATGCCCGCATACGGGCCAGACTGTCAAGGTAATCCAAGCCGCTCCCGATCTGCTGACCGCCCCGCTCCACTGACAAGGACCGATATGCAAGTATGCACCGCACACGAAAGCTCACTTGGTCGCCTCACCCTTCGCACTCCTAAGCCGGAAGACGACAGTCGCGCGCCGATGTTCCGCTCGATGGAGGCGGCATTGTCCTTTGCCTACACCTGGCGCGCGCGGCCCGGCGTGAAGATCGGGCAGATTGGCGAATACACCGGACCGGACGGCGCCGCCCTGCTCCTGTCTGTGCATGAGAAGAAAGCGCAGGCGCAATACGTGCACGATGTCATCGAATCGCACCTCTCGCTCGATCAGCGCGCCCTGCTGGATGCCACCTATGGCGGTGAGCGCGGAGAGCGTCACGCGGGCGTTGAGCGGCTTGTATGCCTGCTCGAAGGAGCGCACCGAAATCGGTCCGTGGTCCGCGCCCTGATCGCGCGCGAGTTCGTTTTCGGCCAGTCGTATTGCCCTTGTCTGAACCGTATTGCGCGCGAGTTCGGCATTCATCCGCAGACGGTCACGCGCATGGCGGCCAAGGTCACGCCTGCAATCGCCGACTTACGCACCTCAGCACACGAGAAGTTACGGCCGGCGTTCGAGAGACGCGCGTGGATTCCGCGTGAGGCAGAAACGCAACAGTGAAAAATCGCTTGCGTGACGGATACTGTTACGGTATCGTTCAACTCATCGACACACCGCAGCAGTATTCGTCGCCAATCACAACAAGGACGGAAATCATGAGCCACGTACCGCAGTTAGTTTCCCGCACGCAAGCATACGGCAATTGGCTGTTCGACCGCGATCTCGAAGCGGCCGACAACGCAGCCCTTGCCGCACACGACCGCCGCGAACAGATCGAGCGCGGAGTCACGTTCGACGACCTGATGGAACTGCTGGTCGAGCTGAACGGCGTGCAGCGCGAGGAATTCATGCAGGCACTGGCGCGCGGTGAGAAAGACGACCTGCACACGATTCACACGCTGCTTACCGATGCGAAGGAAACGCTCGTTAAGCGCCGTCTGGCTGGAGGTGAATGATGAGTAAGTGGTTCAAAGTCGATATAGCGATATGGAAATCGGTGTTGGTCGAAATTGACGATCACGAAGGCGCAGACGAAGCCAGCAAGGCGGCTTTTGAAACGTTCTTGAGCGGGAATGATGGCGAGGTTTCGCGCGTTGAGGAAGCAACGTCCGAAAATATTAACTCGTTTCGCCGCCATTGCGACGAAGTTCTAGCCTTCTAAGGAGTAGATCATGAGCACTGAACTGACCGTATTGGACCGCGCAAAGCAAGCGCTTCGCAGTACCGACCATGAACCGGCGCTTGTCGAGATGGTGCAGCAGACCGCCGACATCACCGAGATCAAGAACGCTGACGGCCGCACGCAGGTGCACGGCGCGTACATGACGCTGAAGACGCGGCGCACGGACATTCGCAAGGCCGGGAAAGCGGCGCGCGACGACGCAACCAAGTTTCAGAAGGCCGTCATTGCCGAAGAAGACCGGCTCGTCGCCATCATTGAGCCGTCGGAGCAGCGTTTGCAGGCTCTGCGCGACGCTTGGGACGCAGCCCGCGAGGCCGAGCGCCGGGAGAAGGCGCAGGCCGAAGCAAACCGTATCGCCGCGACCCGCGCAATGATTGACGATCTGCGCAACATCCCTGTCGGCCTGGTCGACGCAACGCCCGAACGGCTGACGAATGCAATCGCCGATGTCGAGGAATACGAGGTTACTGCGGGCGCCTTCGCAGAGTTCGTCGACGCCGCGCACCTCGCGCGCACCGACGTTCTCGCCAAACTGCGTGACATGCACGCGAACGCAGTGCGCCGTGCTGAGGAAGCCGCGCAACTGGCGGCAGAACGTGCGGAATTGGCAAAGCTGCGCGCCGAGCAGGAGGAACGTGACCGGCAAGCAGCCGCAGCGCGCGCCGAGCAGGAGCGCATTGACCGCGAGCATCGAGAGGCAGAGGAAGCAACGCGCCGCGCGGAACGCGAAGCCGAGCAACGCAAGATCGACGAGCAACGCGCCGACATCGCGCGGCAGCAGGCCGCAATCGATGCAGAGCGCCAACGCATCGCCGAAGAAGAAGCAGCCCGCCTGCTTGCCGAGGAGTCTGTCGCTGCCGCCAAGCGCCGCGAAGCCGAAGAAGCCGCCGCAGCAGAGCGCCGTGCACAAGCCGAGCGCGAGGTAGTCGAGAAACGCGCTCGCGAAGCAGTCGAGACTGCACTGCGCAACGCCGCGCCCGCTCTGCTTGATGCCTGCCGCCAGTTCGTGCATGCGACCGACACAAACGATCGCGCTGAACTGGAAAATGCGTACCAGTCCGCCTTGGGCGCTATCGCTATCGCCAGCCAGACCGAAGCGCAGGAGGTAGCAGCATGAGCGAGATCAACACCGGAGGCCGCGCGTTCCCGTGGTGCGGTGACTTGAACGAGACGCCGACCATCAACCTCGGCATGACGCTGCGCGACTATTTTGCAGCTAAAGCGATGGGCGGAATGCTAGCAGACCCGGCTGTAAAGATCGGCACCGATGAGCGCGCCGATCTGCTGGCTCGGTCAGCATACCGCATCGCCGGCGCCATGATCCGCGCTAGAGGTGACGCATGAGCGGCTTAACCATCTTCATGATCGCATGGCTCGTCGTCGCCATGATTCCAGTAGCTCTGCTTCGAGGTGCCGCGTGATCCATCAGAAGCAGATCCTTTGGTTCGACCGGCATGTGACGCTGGCGTGTGACGGCGCGTGCTCGAAGGCATGGGGAATCAACACGCGCCCCTCGATTGCGTTTGACGAGAACGAGCCAGACGACGTTGCATGGCTCGCCGATGGTGAACTAGGCGATGCGCCCGAACAGCCTGGCACATGGGAAGGCGGTCACGGCAAGCCTAGCGGCCCGCACGCAATGAACAAATGGTGTGCGCGCGAATGTGAGCGCAGCGGGATCTTTGAGCGCGGAGAGCCGATCGAGCTGACCGATTACTCAGCTCGGCACTACAACCAGCCGTGGAAACACGAAGGGAGCGAGTGATGCAAGTTAGTTCAGACAAGGTGATCGACGCCATCGCCGCGCTAAAGGCTGCTGCCGATGCTCTGCTTGCCAAGCATCCATGTGACACCGAATGCCAGTATGCGAGGGATGTCGGCATGCAAGGCCACTCGTGCAGCAACGGATGCATGTACGACTCGCCAGACGCGCCAAAGACTGACGACGCGAAGCTGGCCGCACGCTGCCTGGAGTCGGCTGCCGCCCTGCAAGCATCCGTGCAGATCGCCGGCCAGACGCATCGAACGTTTCATGTAACGGGAGTGCATTGAGATGAGCGAAGCATTCGATCTGCTGCTCAGCGACGCGCCGGAAATAACGGTGCGCGGACGCGAGCCGCTGCCTTGGTGGAAGCTCGGCAGCCTGTGCCGATATGAGTCGCAAGCGCACCGCGAAGAATCGTGGCTTCCGCTGAAAGTGACAATCTTCCTTGTGCATTATGAGATCAAGCGAGTCACGCCGAAAGGATGCTGGATCGAGGATTACCACGGCCATGAGCGCTTCGTTCTGGACAGCGCGCGCAAGAAGTGGGCGTATCCGACAGAGGAACTGGCCCGCGAGTCGTTCATCGCTCGCAAGGAATGGCAGATCCATCACCTGAATCGCCAGCTTGAGCATGCGCAGGCTGCGCTGAAGCATGTCAGCGCAATGCCGACAGAACTGAAGGAGACGGCATGAAGCGCATCACTCCGAGCATGATCGCCAAGGGTGGCAAGCGCTATTGCTGCTTCTGCAAGCGGCTTCCAGATGGATTTGGCAACCGCGTAGAGGCGACATGGATTCACCGTGGCGAACCGTACTGCGATCAGCACAAGCCCAATCCCACTCCGATGAACGAGCGACTGAGCGAAGCCGACTATCAGACGTGGATGCGACTGTAGGCGAACGCACAAAAAAATTGACGCAAGCACTTGCGTTACAGATACCGTTTTAGTATCCTTCATTTCAGCAGCACAAAACACAAACCAAAACCACGAACGGAAGATTAGACCATGAACATAGCCTGCAGCCTCAAGAACGCGTTATTATTACGCTCCGCAACGATTTTCCGCGCACGTCAGTCCGACGCTGCGGAAAAAAATTTGTACGTGACGGATACCGTAGTAGCTAGCGTTTGCAAGGTCAACGACCTGTTTCTCGCTTTCTCTGCTGGCGCGTGCGCAATGGCTCTCGCCGTGATGATCGTATTGAGTTTCTCCCGGAGCCTGCAATGCAACTGATCGCCAAATCGTTGAATGACCTTCGCCACGTTCAGACGAACGTGCGCCTGTCGCAATCCGAGATTCTTGACGCCGAATACAAAGCACTCTGCGCGCGCACTGAGCAGCGCCAGCGTGCAGCCAAAGCCGATCTCGCTCGTCGCGGTGTGCAGCCCCGCGTAGCGATCAGCAGCGGCTACGTGCCCCACTACATCGCGCGCCATTTCCTGCACGTCAAGGTGAGCTAGATGTACGCGCCAGACGACGACGGCTGGCAGTGGCAAGCCGAGCTTGAAGAGCAGCAACAAATTGAACTGAACGAACGAACTGAACGAACAGGAGAGGCAAATGGCAATCGTAACCTTCATTCTCGGAGCATCGGGCACCGGCAAGAGCACGTCAATGCGCAATCTCGATCCTTCGTCGACCCTTTTGATACAGGCTCTTAAGAAGCCATTGCCTTTCCGCTCGGCGGGATGGGGCTATCTGTCCAAGGACACGCCGCGTGGAAACGTGATCGTCTGCGATCAATCGGACAGCATCATCAAGTACATGACGCGAACGCAGCGCAAGGTGATCGTGCTCGACGACTTTCAGTATGTGATGTCGTCGGAATTCATGCGACGGAGCGACGAGAAGGGGTACGAGAAGTTCACCGAGATTGGCCGGCACGCGTGGGACATTCTGAACGCGGCGACTGCCCTGCCCGACGATGTGCGCGTCTACGTCCTGTCGCACACAGAGAAAAGCGACGACGGGACTACGAAGATGAAAAGCATCGGAAAAATGCTGGACGACAAAATTTGCCTTGAAGGCATGGTGACGATCGTCCTGCAAACCGATGTGATGGACCGTGACTATCGGTTCATCACGCAAAACAACGGCCGCAATACATGCAAGTCGCCGATGGGTCTATTCGAGGATGACACGATCCCGAATGACCTGGCGGCTGTCGACGCGGCTATCACCGAGTATTACTCCCTCACGGCTACGGCCTAACAAGCAACCACAGGAAAACGCACCATGTACGCACTGAACAACGAGTCCGCGCAAGCAGCACGCAAGGCCGAGCAACGGACGAGCTTCATCGACGAAAAAGGCAAGTATGTCGGCAAGTTCACGCGCGCCGAGGACATCACCGCGGCAAGCGGCACGCGCGGCATCGCATTCACGTTCGAGACCGACGACGGCCAGAAAGCGAACTTCTCGATCTACACGATCAAGTCGAACGGCGAAAAACTCGGCGACTTCGGGACGCTGATGGCACTGATGACGTGCCTCGGTGTTAAGGACATCAAGCCGGCGCAGGTTGCATCGATGGTCTGGGACAAGGACGCGGCGGCCAACGTCAGCAAGACGCTGAGCCAATTCCCGGAACTGCTGAACAAGCGCGTCGGCATCCTGATCGCAATGGAGGAATACGAGAAGCGCGATCAGAACAAGCGGCCGACTGGCGAGACCGGCTGGAGCGTTCGCCTGAATGCCGTGTTTCAGGCCGACACCGAACTGACGGCATCCGAAATCCTTGACCGCAAGACGACGCCGACCAAGTTGCCGCAGCTAGTCGCCGCCCTGAAGGATCGGCCGCTGAAGAAGTCGACGGCATCGAGCAACGGCGGCCACATCGCCGATGAAAACTTCGGCGGATTCGACACGATGGCGGACGACATCCCCTTTTGAGGTACGCGCAATAAAACCGCGTCGCCGGCCCGCGCCGGCGTCAGCCAGGAGACCTCCCATGCAAGAGTTCACAGTCTGGTTCGACAAGAGCACCAAGCCGATACACATTGGCGTCTATGAAGTGCGCCGCAAGCCGAACGGCAAGACCATCTTTCGCCTGTTCAGCTACTGGACCGGCAAGCGCTGGTCCTACACCGCGCAGACGCCACGCGGCGCCGAGTCCTGCAAGCACCGGCCGAGCGCCGAGGCCGAGCGCGAAGGCGGCTTCGAATGGCGCGGTCTGCGACGCAAAAAAATTTGACCGCTACAGATACCGGCATGGTATCTTTATGCATGTACCGATACCGCCGCACAGATCAAACAAGAGGAACCGAAATGTCACTCAACCTGTTCGAAATCTCCCGCGAGTACCGCGATGCAGCCGACACGCTGGCTGAGTTGGATCTGGACGAAACGACCGTGCGCGATACGCTGGAATCAATTAGCGGCGATCTGACGACGAAGGCGCAGAACATCGGCTTCGTCATCAAGAACATCGAGGCCAGCGCAGAGCAGATTAAGGCGCACGCCAAGGCGATGCTCGACCGGGCGAAGGCGCTGGAGAACCGTGCAACGTCGGTCAAGCAATACCTGTTCGACGGCATGAGGCTGGCGAACGTGCCGAAGATCGACACGCCGTTTTTCAAGCTCGCGATTCGCGACAACCCGGCTGCGGTGCAGATCGACGACGAATCCCTGATCCCTGCCGAGTACAAGACCGATCCACTGCCGCCAGTTCCGGCGCCAGACAAGAAGTTGATCGCCGCCGCGCTGAAAGACGGCTTTGAAGTGCCGGGCTGCCGACTTGTTCGCGGCCAGCGTTTGGATATTCGCTAAGTCGAGAACCGCCATGCGAACCAACTTACGCCTGAAGTTCGATAGCTACAGCGAATACGGCTTCGACGGCTTCAGGTGGTTCATTCGCAGAACTGTCGCCTACTCCGACATTTGCATCCAGTGACGACAGCCGACCACTTACAGGATTGCAGGCAGCGCTTCATGGCCGCGGTGCGCGACGGTCGCAGCGGATCGTTCGAGCGCGCGAAGCAGATCGTCGAGAGCGTGCGCAGCAAGGCCGGCGAAGAAGTGGCAGAGCGGGCGAAGAAAGAAATCTGGAATTACATAAGATCGGACCGTAAAACGTGAAAAACATATACCGCCATGAGTTCGTGAGTCATTGCCCGAACAATGACAAGGCGATTGTCTACGCCTTATGCATCGAGACCAGCTCCGTAATTCAGGTCGAGCACATTGTCACCGCAGCAGCGCTGCACAAGCGCGCGTTTCATGAGGCGATTGCAGATGATCTGCACTCGCGTTTCGGCGGCCTGCAAACTATGCGCGCACATCACCACGGCGTCGATATTGAAACGGTGCGCGGCGATGAATGAGGCCATTGGTGAGCGTATCCGGCGCATTCGAAAAGAGCGCGGCATGACGTTGGCAACGGTTAGCGAGCGCATTTGCATGCATGCCAGCTACATCGGTCAGGTTGAGCGGAGCGAGCACGCTCCCGGCCTCACTATGGCAGCCGATTTAGCGCGCGTCTTTGGCGTCAGCCTTGATTACATCGCTGGACTCACTGAGCACGAGTGCAACCCTTACGTGCAGCGGGGCCGAGCATGATTCACTACCACGGCTCCCCTATTACGCCCGCAACGGCCGCCGTGCGAGTTTATTCAGGCGGTCACGCGTTTGTTTCTTTCCGGCACCCTGAGCAGCTTGGCCTTGCAATTGATGTTGCTCAGACGTTCGCGGTCGACAACGGTGCTTTCAGTGCATGGCGCAGCGGGAATCCAGTGACTGACTGGCGACCATTCTATGAATGGGTTGCAGAACTGCATCGCTATCCATCTTTCGACTTTGCTGTCATCCCTGACGTAATTGATGGCGATGAAGCAGCAAACGATGCCCTGCTGGCCGAATGGCCGTGGCGCGAGCGCGCGCCGTGGATAGGCGCCCCTGTATGGCACTTGCACGAGAGTCTCGACCGACTCGATCGCCTAGCGTCCGCATGGCCGCGCATCTGTTTAGGCAGTTCCGGCGAATTTGCTTCGGTGGGATCACAAGCCTGGTATGTCCGCATGGCCGAAGCCATGGATGTTCTATGCGACAAGAGCGGCAGGCCAATTTGCAAGATTCATGGTCTCCGCATGCTTGACCCTGACGTATTCACGCGCTTTCCGTTCGCCAGCGCAGATAGCACAAACATCGGCCAGAACATCGGCATCGATAGCAAGTGGCGCGGACCTTACACACCAGCGACCAAGGAATCTCGCGCTCAAGTTATGCGAGACCGGATCGAAGCTCATCAGTCGCCGACATTTTGGATACGAGAACTGGCGCCGGTTCAAACAGGTTTTGCCCTGGAGGCAGCATGACAGACCATCCATTATCCGGCGTTGCACAGTTTCTAACGCTCCCCCTTCCGCCGTCGATCAATTCATATTGGAGGAAGTCGCCGCGGGGCATGTATATAACCCGCGAGGGAAAGGACTTCCGCCAGCGCGTCGCCGAGATCGTTGCCGAGCGCCAAGCCATCAAGTTCGGCGATGCGCGCCTGTGCGTGGCGATGCACGTCAGCATGCGAGATCGACGCGTGGCCGACATTGACAACCGCGTCAAGGCCGCGCTCGATGCGCTGACGCATGCTGGCGTCTACGACGACGACAGCCAGATCGACGAGCTATTCGTCGCGCGCGGCGACATTGTCAAGGGCGGCCGGTGCCAAGTCATGGTCATGGGGGCGTGATGGATAAGCAACTCTACCGCCTTGTGCATCCCACCGCGCGCCAGTTAGCGAGCCGCGCATGCATCCACGCGCCAGACGGCTTCATAGTCGAGATCAAGCCGCCGACGAAATCTAGCGATCAGCAGGCCAAGTATCACGCGATGTTCGCCGATGTCGCCGCTCAAGTTCCATTCATGGGATCAATGCGCGACCTTGAAACGTGGAAGCGCCTGCTCGTCGACGCGTTCGCGCGCGTGAAAGCGGCAGAAGGCGATCCGGTGCAAGGCGTCGGCGCGATCATCCCCAATCTCGACGGAACCGGCTTCGTGCAGCTTGGCGTGCAGACGCGCAAGTTCAGCAAGCGCCACGCGTCAGAGTTCATCGAATTCCTTTATGCCTTTGGCGCCGAAAACGATGTCAAGTGGAAAGACCCCGCTCCGGCCGGATATGAGGGACTGGCAGCATGACCGGCAAGCTCAATCCGAACAGCGTGCGCAACGACACGCGACGCAAGATTGTCGAACTGCTCGGACAGGAGCCGATGACTGCGATCGAGCTGCAAGCAATCGTCGGCATCGCTGAAACCGGCGTGCGTCGCCATCTGCGCATCTTGCGCACTCAGACGCCGAAGCAGGTCTACATCTGCGACTGGCACCGCATGGTCGGCAAGAGCGGCTTGTGGGGCGCCGTCTACGCTGCTGGCGACAAGCGCGACAAGCCGGAGCCGGATCGCACCGAGGCACGCCAACAGGCATCGGCTCGTCACTACCGCAAATATTCCGGCGTATTCAAGGCGCGTAGGAGTGCTTGCAATGGCCGCGCGCATCCGTTCGCCGGATTGCTGGAGTCGGCACGATGAAGCGCTCTGCATTGAAGTCAAGCGCATTCAAGCGCAAGCCCGGCGCGTCGTTCAGCAGCTTTCGCAGCGCGACGAAGGAACTGGAGCGCAAGCCGATGAAGAAGCGCGCGCGGAAGGCTGCGACAAAGGCTGAGCGCGAACACATGGGCGTCGTCGCGGGACTCTGCTGCGTAGTGTGCCGAAATCTTGGCTATGGCGATTCGCCGGCCGAGGTGCATCACGTCCGCTACCTCGCCGGCGGCGGCCAGCGCAGCAGCAATCTCGACACGATCCCGCTTTGCCCGCGGCATCACCGAATCGGTGGTTATGGCGTCGCAATCCATGCCGGCCAGGAGGAATGGGAGCGCCTATACGGAACCGAGGCGCAATTGCTCGAACAGACTCGCCGGGAGACCGGCATCACACAACCACAGATGGAGACGGTATGACCAGACCACAACGCTACGGCGCAAGCGCAATGCCCTGTGACTCGGGAATCTTCGTGATGCACGCGGAGTATGAAAAGGTGGTGGCGGAGCGCAACGCCGCACTGCTCGACGCTGAGAGATACCGGAAGTGGGTCAGCTACAGCGGATTCACCAAGGCTCACACTGATGCGACGCTCGACGCCATCGAGATCAACGAATACGCGACGAAGGATAAGGAGCAAGCATGATCGACATCGACAAACTGGAAGCGCTGGCGAAGGCGGCGACGCCGGGACCGTGGGAGGCTGTCGACTACGGCAGCTATGACGGTAAGGACGAAGGGTGGTATGTGGACACGTCCGCCGACAAGGCTGACATTGCACCGGATGCAGGCGGTATTCAGCCGAATCATTGGGACGCAGGCCGCGGCAGGCGCGACATGCAATTCATTGCCGCAACCAATCCGGTTGTAATCCTCGCCCTTATCGCCGAGGTGCGGGCGCTGCGGGAGTTCCATGGCTTCTTCCGCGATCGGTGCGAGGGGCTGTTCGCTCAGTTCGGGATGGACGCAGTGGACGCGTACAACGACGCGGCGCGAGGTGCCAAATGAGAAACATCGCCATCAGCAGTACACGCACCGCCGAGACCGTCGCTCACGAAGACATGATCGCGGCAATGGACCCTAACTACCAGTTCACGCTCGACGAGATATTCGCCCTGCTCAACGACCGCCCGCGCGCTGCTGTACGCGACACGCTGCATGCACTCGTCGCGAAAGGCGTCATCTGGCGCGACGCCACGACGTCACGCGTGCGCTATGCCCTGCTCGAAGGCGATGCACTGCGCGAAGCGATCGAACGAAAGACAAAACGGAGTGCATCGCCGGTCTGGATGCACCGCAATCTCATCGGATACGAGGCTGAACAGCGCCGCTTCCGCGATTTATGCATGAAAACACGAAATTAGGTATTGCGTTACAGATACTGTTGCGGTATCGTTACGCCAATAGCAGCACACACCAATAATCAACAACAAACGGAACGGAACCATGCTCTACACGAAATTTTCAGCATTATTACGCACGCCTGCGAACGCCATCATGGCCGCTCGTGTAAGCGCGTGCTCAGTCACTGCGCGCCGGGCGGCCGCCTCAAAGCGCCACATCGGAACCCGCACGGTGAAACAAGACCAACTTGCCCGCGCGCTCGCCCAGGCGACAGACGCATACCTGCGCTCTATCACGCCTACAAGTCAACTGACGCACAACCTGATCGCGGCAACTGCAGCCATCCTTGCGCGCGATAACCACGATCAGGTGAGCATTCGCATCGGCAACATACCCGCAATCACACGCAAGCCGATCCCAAGCGCGGCGGCAGCATAACGATTACCCCCGAACCGCGCAGACAGCGCGGCGTGCTTAGGGCGGCTAGGTCAGCGCCCGTTTTTTACAACTGTTCGGCTATGCCGGCGAGGAACCGATGGCCGCGTATTACAACGAGATCGACCCATACGCCGCGCAGTGGCTGCGCAACCTGATAGCCGCCGGTCACATTGCCGCCGGCGAAGTTGATGAACGGAGCATAGAGGATGTTCGACCAGACGACCTTCGCGGATTCACCCAGTGCCATTTCTTCGCCGGAATCGGTGTCTGGTCGTTCGCGCTTCGACTCGCCGGCTGGCCTGACGACCGACCTGTTTGGACCGGTTCCTGTCCGTGCCAACCTTTCAGCGCGGCAGGCAAAGGACTTGGGTTTGCTGACGAGCGGCACCTCTGGCCCGCGTGGCACTGGCTCATCCAGGAGCGCGCACCTGCAACCCTCTTTGGCGAGCAGGTTGCAAGCAAGGACGTCGACCCTTGGATCGACCTTGTTTTCGATGACCTGGAAGCCTTGGGTTACGCCTGCGGGGCGACACCTTTCCCGTCTGCGGGCGTCGGTGCTCCGCACATCCGCGACAGAACGTACTTCGTGGCCGACGCCGACCACGCGCGATCACAAGGACGGCAGCGAGTGCGCGAACGTGCCACTGAACGCTCTGCTGGGCCGGGTTGCGTGGTTGGCATCGTGGCCGACGCAAACGGTCGGCAACTCGATGGGATCGCAGTCATTCGAGGGATTGAGCGCGACGGGAAAGACGCCGGACGGTCGCAAGGTGGCGGTGAGCCTGAATCACGTAGCGACATTCGCGAGTTGGCCGACACCGAAAGTGACAGACACGAACGGCCCGGGCAACTCAGCGAATCGTCAGGGCGGCATGGCGCTTCACACAGCAGCGCAGTTGAGCCTGAACGGCCCAGCCCGACTAGCGGCTTCTGGCGAGTTGCTGACTGGCTGCTCTGCCGGGACGAAAAGTGGCGGCCAGTTAGACCCGGCTCATTCCCGCTGGCTGATGGGGCTCCCGCCCGAGTGGGACGACTGCGCGCCTACGGTAACGCGATCAACGCGCAAGCGGCAGCCGAGTTCATCCATGCCGCGCGCGAAGCAATCGAACAATAGGAACCCGACATGAATACCGATACAGACGCAGTAACAAGGCTGCTAAAGCGCGCAATCGATCTACTCGATACCGCACTGGGCGATAGCGATCCGATGATTGATGACGACATGCCTCAAGAGGAGATTGAGGCCGAATATCCGGTCATGTGCGCCATGCAAATCTTGACCAACCTTCTCACGATTCAGTGCACCCCCACCGCTCCCGCGCAATCGACTCGCGACGCGTGCCAGATCGACAACTTCTCAAGCCGCGCTTGCCGGTACGGAACGCGAAGCTGCATATCGGAGCACACCGCTCCCGCGCAGTCAGGCCAATGGTTTCATTGCTCACCGGCCCTGATAAAAGCTGGCGTAAGTTGCGCCAATACGCCGCGCCGAGCATGTGCATGCGATCCGGAGAACGTCGGTCACGATCACTTCATTGCGCATATCGCCGCTCCCGCGCAATCGTGCGGTGACGCCGAGCAAGCAGACGCTCCCATGACCGCGGTTGCGCCCGAAATCCAGCGTAACGCAATCGCGTTGCTGACCGCGCCAAAACTGCCGGATTGGTTCGACGCGTTCCTCACCAATGTCTGCGAGATTCCCGACCGCAATAGTCCTGATGACGAGCCCGATGCGATTGTTGCGACGCTCGAAGAATTGCGCGAATGCGCTCTGAATGCGATCGCCAACGCGCCATTCGATGAATCGGCATCGTGCGATGTCGAGGCGGCTGCACTTCGGGCGTTCGATCACGCGACCAAAGACGGATTCTCGCGAGACTTGGAAAGCTACTGCGCAGGCTATATCGACCGGCATTACGCCCTTCCTTGCGCCGCCGAGCAAGCAGACGAGGCGGTGACGGCTTCATGGATCAATGGTGTCGCTATCGAACTGTGGAAAACCGCAGACGTCGCCGGCTTCGATGATTTCAAACTGGCTGTCGGCGGCTTTCTTCGAGCCACGGCCGATGCCGCGCGCGCAAAGGACAGCAAATGACCACGACAAATCACACTTCGCCCGCGCTCACCGATGAGCAGATTCGCAACATCGAGAACGACCAGGCGAAGATGCCCGGCGTTACCCGCGAAAATCTGACGGCGCGAACCGTACGCGCGGCCCTGATTGCGCAGCATGGATTCTGCCTCGACGAAGATCAGTGCACATGCGCACGCGAAATTGGCTACCGAGTGTGCCAGCCAAGCAACCGCACTTCGCTGAGCGGTGAGGACGCCGCAAATGTGGCGATTGGGGAGCGGGAAGCGCTGCTGGCCGATTACATCGAATTGAACATGAGCAATTACGGCCCGGATGACGTTGACCGGCTGAACGCATGGGCAATCGAGGCTTACGACTTCATAAGCCGCGCCGCACTTACCGCCGAAAAGGTGGCGGGGCAAGAGCCAGTGACGGGTGAGCTTCAGGCGTTCGAAGCATGGTTCAGGACTTCCGGCTTCTGGAATAACGCGATTACGGAAAAGGCTTGGCGTGCGGCGTGCACGTGGATGCGTGAATTGAATGCGACTATGTGCGAGGACGTCATGGAGCAAAGCCGCAATTCACTATTTCGGAGCGCCGCGAAGGTGTGCGCGGGACTCATACGCTCCGGGAGAAAGGCGCAATGCGACTTGCCGCCAGAAGGATGGTACTGCACGCGTGATAAAGGCCATGAAGGACCATGTGCAGCGTATGCAACCGAGCAACAGCCCGCGCAATCTGCCGAGCAGGACGAGTTGCTGCTTGCGGCGAAAGAAGTATTGGCGAACGGGCACCAACACGACGTTGGCGGCGGCGACGTGTTTGTTGGCACATGCGAGGCTGCGGAACGGCTTCAGCGCGCTGTAGACGCCCGCGCCGCATCAACTTCCGCCAATGTGGCGCAGGGTGCGGCTATTCAAGACGAGCAGGCACTGCGCGCGCGCATCTGTCGAGCACTAGCCATTAAAGGAAATCTATCTGACGACGAGATTGTCACCGCTGCCGAATTGCATCACTACGAATTCACGCGCTTATTTACTGCTGCGACCTCTCGCGCGTCCGATCTCGTGGCGCTGATGGCCCCGCCAGCACAGACACCGCTAACCGATGATGCGCGCAGTCACTGGAACCCGATCTACAACACCGACCCGGTGCAACGCGCGTGCGGCGAGTTGCCCGAAGGATGGGAGATCGAGATAACGCTAGAACAGGGCGCAGGCTGCGTGTATCTGATCGACCCGACCGGCGAACGGACCGACATCGACAGCGCAGACAAATTCGACTGGACGATCCACGAAGCTATCGACGCCGCCCTGACCACCTCTCAATCAGCAAGCGGAGGGAAATCGTGAGCAAACTTGAATTGCCAACGCCGCGGTGCACATACGCAGACCACTCATATCCGGCCTACTCGAAACAGCAGATGCTCGACTTTGCAGAGGCATCCCGCCGCGCAGCGCTTGAGGAAGCGGCCAAGATCTGCGACGAGTCAGCGGCAGCATGGGACGAGACCGCGAAAGGCAACTACGACGGCACATACGACAGCAAGGCAGATGCAGCGCGCGAATGCGCTACCGACATCCGCGCCCTCGCCACGGAGACAAATAATGGTTGAAGACCTGAAACTGATAAAGCGCCTGCGTGACGCCGCTGACGCTGATGAAGTAGCGGCCGAAGAACTCGATCCCATGCATTACACGGCTGACGATCCCGAGGACATTATTGCGGGCCTTGAATTCAGGGCACGTGAGCGCCGAGAGTGCGCCGACATGATCGAACAGCAAGCCGCCCGCCTAACCGCCCTTGAGTCCGAGCACGACGCTCTACTCGCGGCAGCAGGGAAAGAGGCGGTGATGCCATTGTCTGACAAGCGGATATGGGGAATTGCTGAGGACGTTTGGCGCCGCAGAAAGGTCAGGTCGGATCGCGAGTTTGAACTTCAATTCGCCCACGAAGTAATAGCCGCTGCGCTTTACGAAATCCGCGCTGCATTCACCGACGAGAAAGGCCCGGAATTTTCCGATGGGCCTGACTCTGACGGCTTTAGCGGCCCCCGTCCGTGGAACGGCTTCAATGGGGCTGGGCGAATCGAGCAAGAACATAGCGACGCGTTGGCAGGCGACATCAATCCGAGGGGAAAGCAATGAGCCGAGATATTAAGCAACTCCAAGCGTTGTTTCTTACCGATCCTGATGGGGGCTCTATGGAGATCAGTAGTGATCTGCGCGACGCAGGCAATGGAGACAACTCCATGCAGTTCACCGTCACGAATCCAGAAACAGGCAGGAGGTTCGCAATCACCTTCGGAATAGCAGAACTGGCCTCGGAAAGCTTGAAGGTCCCCACCGCCGCTCTTGAAAAGGGAGACGGGCGGGATGCGTGGCTACTGACGCTTTACGAATTGCTGATGCAGCAAAACATCGTGACAAGCGGCGAATCGTATCTGTCGCTAAGGTGCGTTGGTGTGCCGCCGACCGAAGCAGAGTTCGCCACGGCGGTTCAGCGGGCCATCGACGCCGCCCTGTCACAGAAAGCGGGAGAGCAGCAGTGATTGAAGCAGCAGCAAAGCGGGTCATCGAGTTGACCCGCGCAAACTGGAAAGTCTGATATGCCAAGCAACCGCAAACCGCGCAAGGCCCGCAAGTTAGTGACGCCCAAAGACATTGTGTCGACGCTATTCAACGCAGATGATCCGATGCAAGGCGAGGAAAAATTGGAGGTGCTGACAAGCGTTCATATGGCCGCGCTTGCCCTATCCCGCGGCACAGGTACGAAGAACGAATGGGACACGCTTGTCGTCACGGGCAATATTGCGATCGTGCTGTGCGAGACGGCCGGCAACCGCAATGTCGGGCTCGAGCCGCTGTATGCCATGCAAAACGCGATGATCGCGGTATGCGAGCGCTTCCAGGAGATCGGCCGCTTCGTGCTGACCGGCGACGAGCTGCAAGCGATGAACGGCGGCATAGCACTGTTCGAGCAACTGGTCGACACCGTTAGCCGGCGTCAGTATGTGCGGGCGTGCGCTGAATATACGCGACGCCTTCACGCTGGCAAGGCAGTTCAAATTAAGCGTGGCCAAGCGACAGAAAGATTCGCGCTGCGCGCCGGGGCATAGGGAGAAAGGCGATGGAAGAACTCTGGACGCACAAGGAACTGGCTAAGTTTTTAGGCTACAGCCCGGCATCTGTGGCAACGATGGTCACGAAGAAGCCCGCCAGCCTGCCGCCGCGCGTCGCGGGTCTTGGCCGGCCGCGTTGGGTCCCGTCAGTGGTGAGAGATTGGGTGATAGCTCAGAGCACGCAAGCAGCGCCCGCGCAACGTGGGCGCCCGCGCAGGACGCCCACCGTGGTTTAGCCGAGCTTGGCGGCGATGTCCGTCGCCTTCGGCTCATAGTAGATTTGCAGCATCTTCAGGGTCTTGTGCCCTGTCACCGCCGACAGTTCTAAAACGTTCGGCAGCAACTTAGACATGCGCGTCGCGGCTTCGCGGCGTGAGTCATGGAAATGCAGGTCGGTCAAGCCGACCTTTTTTTTCGCCTCGCGGAAAAGCGTGTCGAACGATCCAGCATTCACTGGCACCAGATGGTCGTCGGGCTTTCCCTTTGCGAGCAACGACAGCAGATCGACCGCGCGCGACGACAGCGGCACATTGCGCGCATCATCATTCTTCGTCTGCGGCAGATGGATATAGCGCTCTGCGATGTTGACGTCGCGATGCCTGATGTTCAGGATTTCGCCGCGGCGCATGGCTGTCTCGACTGCGAATGCGAACGACCACGCGATCAGATGCTTTGAGATTTCCGGCGTGGCTTTCATATCCCAACCGAGCGCGTTGCAGATCGTCTGCACTTCGGTATTGTCGACGCGGCGCTTACGAGGGCGCGCGCTCTTGGGCCGGCGGATCAGATGCACCGGGTTTTCCTTGAGCGGCATGCGCCATTCTTTGATCGAAGTCGTGAAAACAGCCGAGATCAGGTTCAACTCCCGATTGACCGATGACGCAGAAACGACGCGCAAGCGATCATCGCGCCAGTCGGCGACGTCTTGCGGCGAGAACCGAGAAAGCGGCTTCTGGAACACCGGGAAGTTGCGCGCCAGCATTTCAAGGCGCATCACCTCCCACCGCTCGCCCCGCTTTGTCGGGCTCACTTCGAGTGCATAGCGGGTCAGCAGTCTGGCAACGGTTGGTAGCGTGACAGTGTTGTCGTCGACCACCTGACCGCCTTCGTTCAGCTTGGCTTCTGTCGCCGTCGCCCACGCCACCGCCTCGGGCTTGGTGTTGAATGATGCGCTGATCGGTTTATGTCCAGCTTTGCGAACTATCGCACGCCAGCTCTCGCCGCGCTTCTGGTATGTCGCCACGTTTTCGGTTCCTTTTGGTATGGCGACCGCCCTGGTACATATCTGGTACAGTCGCACTCTTAAATTGACCAAATGATACCATGACAGTATCCGTAAATCACGGTTACATCAGGGTTTCGGGGCGAACGGATACCGGATTAGCGTCCTCTCCTGGGCACCAAGCGGCCTTATAGAATAAGGCTCACAAGGCGATTGGTACGAATTTGGTGCAGTCGCATCAAATACAGCAGGAAAACATGCAAGCCGGCACCCGTTGCCGGCTTAATTGTATCTGCTCTCTGAAGTTTAAAGGCACCCTCTTTCACGCCGCTCGAATCACCGGGCGCGCATCGCTCCGCACTCAATATCTCTCGCTTCAAACTTGGTACAGTTGGCGCAGTAAATGCGCCTCAAGCCATTGCTGGCTAGGGATTTCAGCCGGAATGCCCTGGTACATGCCGAGTGCACCAATACCATCGCAGAATTAGTATTTGCTTTGCAATACCGCTGTGGTATCGTTGCTATGAAGCGATAATCGGAATCAGTCGAAATGGGTCTGTTCAATGCGCCGGAGACGGATCGCCACTGCGTTGGCTGCGAGCATTTCGCAGAGTGGCGCGCGGGTGGCTCAGTCATCCTCTGCATGCATGAGGGCAGGCCGTATGTGCAGGCAATGCCTAAGCGCGGTTGTGTCCATTGGGTTCGTGCCATAGGCGCCGACGACGAAGGTCCGATTCCTGCTGGTGAGCGGGCAAGGAGGTGACGCCATGTTCGAGTACCGCAACCCTGAAGCGATTCTGGAAGTCGTACTGCCCGATCCCGAGAAACGGAATGAGCATGGACACACTGTGTCGGAGGACTTCGACCATTTCTGCGACGTGACGGGCTGCCCCAAAGACGATGCGTGGGCGAAGCTGGCGCTGGCGTGGGCTTGGACGTCTCGCTACCGTGATTGACGCGTCGGATTTGATGCTTGCGACGCTCCACGGTCGACCGTTCTCCGATCCTGACTGGCTGTTCGAACTCAAGTACGATGGATTCAGGTGCCTGGTCGTCAAAGCCGGTGATGACGTGAAGCTTTGGAGTCGCAATGGCAATCTGTTCAACGGTTCGTTTCCAGAGGTCGTGCGGGCGGTCGAAAGTGTACCGGGTGATTTCGTCTGGGACGCGGAACTGACGGTCGACGACGACACAGGGAGATCGGACTTTGACAGACTCCGGCAACGCGCGGTCACGAAAACGCCAAAGAATGTCCGCGCCGCGGCAAAGTCGGACCCGGCTCGGCTGTACGTGTTCGACGCGCTGTCCATCGACGGCACCGACATTCGTGGCCTGCCGCTCACTGAACGCAAGGTGCAGCTTCGAAAGTCGTTCGACAATACCGGCACGCTGATTTACGCGAGCGGCATTGAGGGCGAAGGTAAGTTGGTATTTGGCGAGGTGGAATCGCTAGGCTTGGAAGGGATGGTCGCCAAGCGGCTTGACTCGCAGTATCAGCGCGGCCGCTCGCGCGACTGGCTGAAGGTCAAGTACCAGAATTATGGACGGCCGGCGGCTTTGGGATGGGGTAGGAAGTAACTGCCGCGCTGCCGGATGGCAGGCTGATTGAGTGCGCTAAGGCGCGGGGGATTATGACGATGAGCGATGACTGGCAGTACGGGGCATTTTGGTTTTTCGTAGCCCTTGCCGTGTTCGGCACGATAGGCAAGGCTCTCGACCTAAGCAATTCGGCTTTTCTACTGGCGACAGGTGCGGTTTCAGTTTTGGCGGCAATCTTTGCTGCGATCTGGTTTCTTGATCGCAAAGCGTTTCCAAGGCAGGAATGACAATCAGCCAATGGCGAGAGGTTGATAATGAAACCGCCCGAGCATGAATGTCCGCTCAGTTCGCGCTGCGAGCTGGTCAACGACCAGTTGATCGAAGCTCGAGTCGAGTACGTGCGCTCGCTCGAAGAATTGCAGGAGCGGCACGACTACTGGCGCGACAAGGCGATCAAGGGGCAAAGAGCACTTGAACAGATCGGCGAGATGGTTAGCTATGAGGCGAACGGTCTGCCGATCCATGCTGGCGTGCCAGAGGCTGTGCGAGAGGCGCTAGACCGAGATCGAGCCATTCCAGTGGGAGCCACCACCGCCGACCCGCACCCCATAGTACAAAAGCGCGGCCCGCCAAGCCGGGACACCGGAGACTAGCGCAGCTTCTCGAAGCACTGCATCAGCGGTTGCGCGATCGACCCAATGATAGGAGTAGATCGCGTCATGCACCACGCTTGCAGCATGAGCGCTATCGCCGCACAACGCGAACGCGATAGCCAGCCGAGGCACCGAGGCAAAGTCCGACTCGAAGCCGGTCGGCACGACAAACACGCGACCCGCTACGTCCGAGTCATAGATCAGCGGCGCAGTCAGGCGCCACGTCCCTCGCCCGCTGTTCGTCGCGTCGCTGACAAGCTCGACACGCAGATCGGTCAGGAACTTGCTCATTGCAGCGGCGCACCAGCGAGCGGCGTCGATGCTGCAACCGGCGCCGTGGCCGTGACAGCAGGAGCGAGGCTGATGGCAATGTTGAACGCCAGCACGCCAGTATCAATCGCTGCGTCCGCTGCCCTGATCTTGTCAGGCGACAGCGACGACGAGTCCACCAGCGACTTGACGAGCGGCAGCGTCGCATTGACGACCGACTGCAAGTCCGGTTTCGCGACCGACGCGCCGGCAGAGCAAACCTTGTCGACTGCGGGCTGAACGGTCTCGGTCAGCGTCTTTTCTGCGCCGCCGGTGAATACGCCGTCACCCTTCAGGATGGCAATCTCGCCGTTAGCAGCGCCGCATGCGATGCTTACCTGCTGAGCGAACGTGAGCGTCGGGGCGCCGGCGCATGCGGAGAGAGCGAGCGCGACGAGGCCAGCCGCAAGAGCGGCGAAAATCTTCTTCATGGGATTGTGTCCAGAGAGTGCCGCAGCGCGGCGGGGATGGTTACTGCGCGGGAGTTAGGCTTGCTTGGCGGCGGTGCGCGCCGCAATGTAGTTGAGCGCTGCATGTGCGCCGGATGCGAGCACGCCAGCGACAAGGGCCGACACGCTTACCGGGACTGGTACATGAAACGCGAGGGCGAGCGCCCACTCGACTGCCGGCATGAGGGTGGTGGCCGAGATTGCGACGCCACCCGTAACAACTGCTGAGTTTTGAGCCATGAATGCTCCTATGCTGCGTGGTGGATGACTTCTGCGGCCGAGAACTGGTAGCCCTCCTTGCCGTACTTTTGCGCGATGAAGATCGGGAACGGAAGAGTGTGAATTCCGGAATCTCTCACCGTATGATGACTCTTACAGAGCAACATGCCGTTGACGGTCATGTCGTCTACAAACTGCGTCCAGTCGGTGAAGTTGTCCCAATCGAACGCCTTGATTGCAGCGCCCCATACGCCCGCTTGCGCGTCGAGCTTGAAGCGGTCCCAATCGATCATTTCGGCGAACGAGCGCTCGATCGGATGGTGATGCGCCTCGAGCGGATGGCCGCTTTGCTCCGCAGTCGCGTTGCAAACGAAGCACCGGCCGCCGTCGCGCGCGATCAATTGCTTGCGCGTGCGCTCGAATAGAGCCGTCGTCTTGCGCGGCTCGTGGCCTGGGATGTTGACCGCGACGGTCAACGTCTCTTTCTCTTCGTGGATCTGGGTAACGTCGGTCATGTTCGGGCGTAAAAAAACCGCCCGGAGGCGGCTTGTGGAACAGCAATTCCGGCGGCAAGAGGCTGCGCCGCCGGTGATCAGATGCCGAGCGCGTGCTTGGCAGCCGCATAGAGGGCGTCGCGCTCGCCCTTCCCTTTCATCGCGGGGCCATTGATCCGGCGCGTGATCGAATCGAGCGCACCAGCGTCGGCGAGCGTGTTGCAGCCGTGCTCGACCCAAAACCAGCCGGCCGACAGCGCGCACAGCGCGGGATCGGCGCGCAGCTTGTCAGGCGCCGTCACCAGATCGAGCGAAATGTCATGGCCGAACGCGGCAAAGTTGTCGTGAAAAGTTAGCTGGATCAGACCTGAGCCGCGGTATCGCCAGCCGTCGCCAGTCATGCTGTCGCCGTTGCCATACTGGTTCGCGTACACGATCGACGCGATGCGCTGCTGGCGCGCGACCGGCACGAACGGCTCGTTCGGCTGACGGCCGAGCGTGTTAGCCAGCGCGAACGGCATCTTGCGCGGCCACGTCGCCATCAATCCCGGTACGCCGTAGTTGAACGATTCCTGCGATGCCGACAGACCTGCGCTCTCGTGGCCCACTTGCGAGAGAAACGCAGCGATGCGCAACGGCGTGTTGACCGAGTAGCGATCGCATGCGGCTTGCAAGGGGGCCGCGTACTTGGCGGCATTGGCAGCGCTGGCACCACAAGCAACCTGAAGCAGTGCTGGCGTGATGGTCATTTGTCGGCCTTGTGATCGATCTTGTCTCGAACCACGTCGAGCTTTTCGAAGATGGTTTTCACCGCCTCATTGAACTGCGTCGTATAGCCCTCGAAGCGCTTCACCGACACGTATTCCTCGGCGACGTGCAGCGCGAGAGCGGCATTCGCCCTTTCGTTTTCGCTGCATCGCTTGTTGAGGCTTCGATACGCCCAGAAAAGCAGACCAGCAAGAGCCGTTGCGGCGGATAGCGTCCACTCGTTGACAATGTGTGAATCCATCGGGCTTCCAAAGAAAAAGCCGCACTAAGCGGCTTGGGGTTGCGATACAAAAAACTTCTTGCGTTTGCGATACCGTATTAGTATCCTTCATATCGTCATAACAACGAACGCAGAACGGAGCAAACGCCATGAAAAACAAAGCCCACGTCATTCCGACATCTATTGGCCGCCGCAGGGGTGATGCGGCTAAAAAAAATTTGTGCGCCACGGATACTATCAAAGTATCCGTTGTGCTCGCGGTTCTGGTATGCGCTGCTATATGCCAAAGCGCGCATGCTGAACAGTCGTGGTTTCAAATCGAAGCCGGTCTGGGCGCAACATCTGCCGTTAAGCTCGGCGATGGTATGTTCTATAGCAAAGGCTTCTCGCACGACACGCCGAACGGCAGTTACGGCGGTCGCGTCGGACTGGTGTTCAATGCGATACCCGCAGCGCCGCGCTCCTTTGTGCCCGGCGTGCGCGCGCACCTCGACTACTACAACTTCGGCAAGGTGAAATGGTCGAGCGTGAATCCGCAGGACGAGGCGGACTTCTCATCAGTCGGTCAACGCGGCGGCTACAACCTTGCCACGCAGAGTTGCGTCGACGGCAATTGCGGCGACTTCAGGCGCTTCGACAGCACTGGCGGCATTCAAGCTATCGCACTGACCGTCGAGCCGTATTGGGATCTAGGCAGCGGCTGGCAGCTCGGCCTCGAAGCCGGGCCGGCGTTCTATCGAACCACGTGGACAAGCGTAGCTACTGCAATGAACGATTCGGCGCGCTTCGGTCCTACGGGCACGCAAGAGACGCTCAGCCACCAGCCGCATGTTCAGGTGGGCGTGCTGGTTGGCGCGTCCGTGAGCAAGGGGCCGTTCTCGGCGCGGCTCAACTATCTGAACGCGCCGGTCGGATACAGCAAGGATAAGGACACGCCGGCGGGTATTAAGGGCGAGTGGATGCTTTCGATGAACTACACGTTCTGATCTATTGCATCTTGATCAGAAAGTATTGCGATCCCTTGAATATCTTGTAGAACGGCGCGCCGGCAGGTGACGCCATGAATTCGTCAAGCGCAAGCAACGCGCCGTAAAGACCGGGCGTCGATGTCGGGTCTTCGGCGATGATAATTCCGCCTCGCACAATCAGCGGCGCAACCTTCTGCAAGGCAGAGAGCGTCGCTTCGTACATATCGACGTCCACGTTCGCGACGGCGATCTTCTTGATGCCATCAGGGAGATCGTCGGCGCAAATGTTCGACGCGACCAATTCGAACTCAGACGACACGTCCTTCATAATCGTGTCGCGGATGTACGTCATCGTCTCGTCCTTGCCGTACAGACCGTGCGTTCCCGACCATAGCGCGTCGCCGCTCAGCCCTGCCTCTTCGTAGTTGAACCCCTCGTAGGTGTCTAGCAGCCACGCTTTCTTACGTGGCAAATCGGGGTTTCGCGCAGCCAATTCATCCAGGTAGTTCAGTGCCGTCAGGGCCGAGCCGCCACGGTAGACGCCGATCTCTACATAATCTCCTTCGAGGCGTGCCGTCAGATCAAGCGCCTCGCAGATGTTCTCGTGAATGCCGGTGTTCAGGTGAGATACGCTGTCGCCCTTCTCCCACGTTTTCACCATCGCGTTGTGAGCGAGCCGATTCACGAACCGATAATCGATCTTGGAAAAGTTCATGTGAGGAACGAATGCGCCGCCATGCTGCTTGATGTAGCGAAGACTCGGCAGCGCATCGGAATCGCACTGAAAGGCGACGTAGAAAACAGATTCGACAACCTGCTCTGGAGAGAGTGCGGTCACATCGGAGATAACCGGCCCCAGACGCTCGGCGACATCTTCTGGAATCGGCTGGTCCGAGACAACGTAGCACTTCTTCCCCGGAAAGGCCTCCGGGCCCACGCTTTTTGAACTCTGCGTTATCGGCTCGAACAGCGTCAGGTTGGCGAAAAGGGGGTCACCGAGAAACCTCTGGAAAATACTCATTCGACTTATCCGCTGGAATTTAAGCGAATGAGTATATCAGTGGCGCGCCGCTAGCTTCGCGTGGGCGTTGGTAAGTATGGCTGCATCAAAGATGCGTCCTGCGCGTCATAATAGGCCGCCCACATAGGGTCACTCGTGGAAATCTCTCCTTGGAATGGCCAGACGCTCTCGCTTTGCGGAGAGCTTGCATACCCGCACACAGTCGTTTTTGCGATGTTAGTGAATTGAACATTGATTGTCATCATGGTCAGATTTCATATTCCGATACCAGAAGAATATACGACATAGTGCCGCTGCCGCCGGCAACGTATGCCGTTGCGCGAACCGTCTGCGGCGCAGACAGAGGCGTGCTGGTGAATCCGAAAAGATTTCCGCCGCCGCCAGATCCAGAATTAACGGAAAACTGCTTGGCGCCGGCACTGTTCGCGTCTGCAAAGAATTTCCAGATCGAATTCTGTACTCCCGTATTGGATATGGAGATCGATCCAGAAACGCGAAGCGCAGTCTTGGGAACGCCCGTCGAGGTGAGCGCACTATTGCCCGGCGTGCCGCTCGTTGTGCTCGAACTGATGAAGGTGAATTCGGTGATCGCGCATTTCCGGTCCTGAACCGAGAAAGATGCAAACTGCCCAACCGTCCCACTGATTGGGACAACTGCTACGAGTCCACTTGCCGTGTAACCGCTTGGCATGTTTGCCCCGCCATACACGGACGGCAGAGCGGCACCAGATTCCATCTTTCCCAGAAGGGCTGCAGTCTGCGTGGATGGATTATAGATTGCGTACAGACCGAGGAAGCCGTTGGCCGTGGCTGTCCCGGTGTCCATCCCGCCCGCGCCGGTCGTCGCGAGGTTGATCGTCTTGTTGAAGCTCGACAGGCAGTAGCGCACCCCACCGAGAGCCGTCTCGACGATGATCTCGTCTGCGGTGAGCGTGGCGGTAGCAGAAGCCGCCGTAACCGACATCGCGAGATTCCGCACCGACCCAACAACGCCCGCAACCTGCCCCATCTGCGGAGCATGCTGGCTCTGCGTGGCGGGGGCGACTTGGACTGCCCCACCGGTCGAGTCGATTAGCACATACGATCCGCCACCGATCGAGCTATTCCACTGCAACCACACGTCGCCATTGACCGCGGTTTCGCCACCTTGCAACGCCGCGTGGGCAGCGCCGACTGCGGCGACTGCGCCGAGGCCATCGTTGAACGTCAGCGCGCCAGTGTTTGCAGCGGGTGCCTTGTAGCGCAGCACCATGCCATCAGTGCGCGTCGTGATCGGCGGGCTGAATGCAGCGACGTGCGCGTTTGCCGTACCGGTCGCAACCGCGTACAGGCCGCTCTGCTGGATCATCGACAGCAGGCTTGCCGTCAGGAAAGGCGCGCCGCTGTACTGGCTGATGTTGGCCGACGTGATAGTCGAGGCGCCAAACGGCACCGTGACGACCCACAAGCCATTGAAGCCAGCGTCAGGCGTCGGCGTGATCTGCGAGCCGGTCGTGGCTGCGACGCCAGCTTTCACCTGAAGCTGAACTGTGTTGTCGCGCGCGGTCGTCTGTGACGTGCCGGTGCCGTTCGGCCCGTTGTATGCTTGCGACGGGTTCGACGCGTTGTAGTAAGGCAGCACAGCCGATCCAGTGTCAACCTC